TCAATTTAATTTGCTGTGTGAATTCCTCAATTGCCTTAGATGGAAGTCCTAAAGCATTTGCATATCCTTTTGTCTGCTGAGTGATCAATTCAATTGAACTATCAAACATTACTTCAATATCATTTGACAATGCTTCTTTGATTGTCTTGTTTGATCTGAACCATCCGCCTTTGAGGAATTTATAAGTTTGTCCTTCAATTCCTTCTGCTGTACTTAATGTTCCCTCAATGCCTACATCAGTCTGCTTTCTTCCAAATGCTCTGTTGACTGCACCCGCAATAGCGCCACCGATAGCCGCACCGATAGGACCACCAACGACCATACCGATTGCTGTTCCTGCATTGATAGTGCCGTTACCAGTTCCGCCACTCAATGAGTAACCATTACCGATAGCTCTGCCACCATATACGCCTACTGCCGCTCCTGCCCCATATCCTGCAAGAGTACCCGCGCCCATTCCTGCCGCTTGAGCATAAGAGCCATTTGCCGCAAGCATTTGAGTGGCTTGCATACCACCAGAGAAAGTACCATAGATTGAGTTCATGAAGCCATTAGCCATGAACTGTCCGAACTGCGACATAGAAAGAGCGATGCCTGACATTGCTGTTCCTGCACCCGCGCCACCACCACCACCCGCAATCGCTGATCCTGCTGTTCCCATGCCCATCATGGAAAGAATAATGCTTGATGCACCCTGCGCTATTGGCTGAATGATCGGACGCAAGACTAGCGTTTTAAACATATTGACAAGAGTGTCCATAAGGTTCTTGCCAAAGTCTTTACCTGATTCAAATCCACGCATCAACGCATCAGTCAATGTTGTTTGAATAGACTCGCTTGTTTTCTTCCAAGCATCAGCAGATTCTTTGGCGGCTTTAGCACCTATACTTTCTTCTCTGGCATCTGCTAGCTCACGCAATGCAATAGCCTGATCGCGATAAGCATTGGCAACATCTGGATTGGCTTCTTTAAAAATTTCAGCATTACGATCGGCTGAGATTGCTTGGTCGCGTAATTTTTCAATTGCTAATTGTGCTACTGCATCAGCACCCAATAATATTTCTTTATTGGATAATTTTTGCTTTTCTACTTCATCTTCAATTGATTTAGTCTTTTTGACCAATGCGTCATAGACAGCAAGATTTGATTTTGCAGATTCATCAAGAATATCTTTTTCTAACTTTGCCAACGCAATCGCATCTTCAGTAGCCTTCATTGTTTTCAGCTTAGCGAATAAATTTTCTTGCTGTGCTTTAGTCAGCTTCAGAGTTCCTGCCTCAAGATCATTTGTGTATTTGATCTCTAGCTTCTGTGACTCTGTTAGCTTCTCTGTTGAATCTACTTCCGCTTTGTTCAGCGCAATCTTTTCATCAATTGAATTCATCAGCTTAAGGTACGCATCCTCTTGCTTCTTCAATTCATCAGTTTGCTTTTTTGTGGCATCGCTGACATAAGGCGCTTGCTGTTTTGTTGCCGCTGTTATCGCGGTCATTGTAGAAACTGCTGTGCTTCCGTTTGCGTTCCAAGCCTTGTCAACTTCTTCCAATGCAGAAGTCCAATTCGTTTTCATGCGATTAGACCATTCTGTGCCTAGCTTCATCGCACCTTGAATGTCGCCAGTCATCACCGCATAGATTTGTCGACCCGCTGTGTAAAGCGTATCAACCATTGTTTCCACAGCTTCGTAAACAAGAACGACAGCGATGTATAAACCTTTGAGTCCAATAGACAAGCCTTCAGCAATGCGCTTCAGACGATCGCCTTCTGTCATGCTTGAAAAGAATTGATCTGCAAGACCTTCAAGAGTTGGTAACAAGTCTGCCGCGACTTGCATTGAAATTCCCTTGAAGCCTTGACCCATCAAATCCAATGTGTCATTAAACTTCTCTGCTCTTGCGGCAGTCTCTGAAGTTAGTGTCAATCCTAGCTTACGAGCCATCTCATCAAAATGATCAAGACTGTCGCCTCCTGCATTAAGCAATGGAATTAACTCTGCACCCGCTCTGCCAAACAATTGAACAGCAAGCGCAGTCTTAGATGCGCCATCTTCGTAAGATGCAAATTTGTCAGCTACTTCACCAAGAACTTGTCGAGTGGACTTGAGCGTGCCATCAGCATTTCTAGTGCTAATGTTCATCGCAACAAACGCATCATTGCCGTTTGCTATAGCGACAGACAATTTGCTCATGCTTGTTTGTAGCGCACCGCCCTCGATACCCGCCTGTCTAAATGCAAGCTGAAGTCCTGCTACATCTTGAACAGCGACGCCAATCTTCTGCGCCATCTTGTTGGTTTCATCTGCGGCATCAATTGCGCTTCTAATCCATCCAGTAAATGCGGCAACAGATAATCCTGCACCAATTGCACCCAATGCAGTAGCCGCCAAACTTGCGGATTTCTGAATTGATTGCATCGCACCCGCAACTGTGTTCTTGGCTTTCTCCATATCTTGTTGAAGGCGAACAATGTTTGCCGCCATCTCGATTGTCAATTGCCCGACTGAAGTTGCCATGACTTACCTTTTCGCCTGTATGAACGCTTTAAACGCGTTGCTAACTTTCTTGCTCACAATGCCACGATCAAACTCATTTACTGGATCACCATAAGGCGGCTCGCACTCTGGCTTCTCGCTCTCTTTGGCTTGCATTAAATAGGACTGTGACATTTGCTTGATCGCCCTAAATTCCCATGCTTCAAGGTCAACACCGGTGCATTGTTGCCATGAAATTATTTCTCTTGCTGATAGTGGCACTGGCCCCATTGCGCCCATTTCCACCATGCCCAAATCTTGCCAATAGGTTATCACATATTCAGCGTCACCAACGTCCGGCATTAACGGTTTGCCACCGTTTTTTTGTATCTTTTCAGCGCGTGTTAATTCAACTGATTTTTCACCAGACGCGACCGACTTTTCTTGCTTGACAATTGGCACTGATCGAAACCATGCCAATTGCCTCGCATAAAGAGTTAAGTCTTCGATGACGCCGGAGTAAAATTTGCCCAGTCGCCAACAGCTTTATTCACTTGCTCAGTAATAAAACCGATTGATGAATCAAGGTAAGCGGCCTTAAACATTTCTACGCCTGTGAAATCTTTGTAACCAAAACCATTGAAACTAACAGTGCAAGCCGATAAAAACTCAGCATCAAGCTCGCGTTGTTCGCCCTCTTTCATTTTCTTTCCGCCCTTTTTGACGTACTCAAGAATGGCACGATTTCGCACGCTTTGGGCTTTCTGGAAGGCTTTACTTCCGGGGCCATAAACGGTAATCGTCAATTGATTTCCATTGGCATCGAGCATGGCATCGCCATCGACTGTCTCAAGCTCAATGATTGCGGTTTCTTTAACTGCGAGTTGTGAAATATCAAACATTTTAGTAATCCTTTCGCGGGGAGAGTTATTGCCCGTGACCGAGTCAGCCGCACCCCGCGAAGGATGCGAACTGACCCGATTCGGTGCGCGTGTTGCCATTTACGGCAATTCTTAAGCGGCCAAAGATTCAACAATACCAACACCAGCGGCATTGGTCGTAATTTCCAATGTAGCTGTAGCAGTAGTGATCGAATCAACAGAGCCAACACCAACCTTCCAAGACATAACCTTAGAACGGAAGAAGTAGCGGTCGCCATTCTGTGTAGTCACCATGAACGAATAATCATTGTCAGAAAGACTTGCGGCTTTCATAACGATTTGACCTGCGTCATCAGTGTCCAAGCCCAAAGACAAAGACATAGTGCCTTCGTTGAATGAGCCTTTGAATTTCTGTGTGCCACGCGAGCCAACTGGCATATGCGTGACCAAAGCAAATTCACGGCCAAACTCGCCCAGATCAGTGATTTCACCAACCAGAGCGGGTGTTGGGGATGCTGTAAACAGCGTGTTATAGCCGGAGCTATCGTAGGTTGCGGGTGCGGATGCAGTGACTCGGAGTGTCGTCCCTGCGGATGTGCGGACTGTCATGGTCTTTCCTCTCGTTTATAAAAAGCCCGCAGGGATGCGGGCAGAATTTTCAGACAAATGCCTGAAACTGTTGCGGCCATTACTCATAGTAATAAACCAAATAATCAGCGGGTTGCGTCCAAGTGCCAGTGTCTTGATCTTTTTCGGCCGATGAAACCAAATCCAATCGACTACTGACAACAGTTTTTCCCGCAAATGTTTGTTGCAATTTAAAATCCATGGCCAAACGGACTTGATCATGAATTGATTTTACCTCGGCCATTGTCTTTGCAATAGGATTAATTTGAACTCTAGCACGCGCCATTTGGCGTTCAGTGCTGAAATTTAAGTGAGGCTGAGGCACTACATCAATAATCGTGTAAACAAGCGCGGGGAAGGCTGTATTTTGAGGCAATTGCACCATGGCTTTTCGAGTGCTTACCAATGCGTTAATTCCAGCCGTGTTTAACATGGCCGCGATGATTAATTCTGGATTCATGTTGATTTAATAATCTCTCGTCCAATTCGCATTCGAATGTAATCTGCCGTTTTTTCAATCACTTCGACTTCGCCTGCGTCAAATGCTTTTCTCATAAAACCATTTGGCCTTACGCCTTCATGGATGATATTGTCGGCAAAAACATCACCAAATTTCATGGCTTTTTTCTTGCTTTTCGCTATCTTATACGGCGCACCCACGGTTCGTCCATTACCCTCATAAAAAGATGCAGTGCCGAACTCAATAAATTTAGCATACCAAACATCACCGCCACCGGCAACAACTTGCGAAACAGCTTTACCTTTTCTTAAAGTAGTCTTAACTTTAATGCTTTTCTTAAGTTTTCCGGATTTAACTGGGGCGGCGGCTCTTGCTCGATCTCTAAAAATGTTTGCGCCTTGACGCAATGCGCCCCTCATGATGTTGGCTTCAAGTTTTGCAGGGAATTCGTCCAATAACTTTTGAAGCTCAGACAGACCCGTAACCGTAACAACTTGTTCATTGGCCATCAAGACTGCCCTCAGTGCAATCGAAAATAATCATTTTGCTTTCTTCATCAACATTCATTGAAGCTGTAATGTTAAGAATTCGCGTGCCAAAAAGAATACGCCATGCATCGGCTTGGCTGGATGGTAAAAAAACTTCAGAAAATCTTACAGTTACTCGATGCGTTAGTTGCGATTCAACAACCATTGACTCAGAGCGTAATTTTTCTTTTCCTGAAATCGGCTTTACCTCAGCCCAGACGGTTGCAATGTTTGACCATGAATTAATTTCTTGGCCATACGCGTCAAGCGTAGAACTTCTACGCTGTACCGTGATTCTTTGCTGAAGTTTTGAAATTCTCATTACGCGCCCATTCCTAAGCGATGCGGCGTCATCAAATGAATCACGCCAAGCGGAATTTGAGTGACTATATTTCCAACATTAACAGCTTCTCGGTTCTCATACAAATGAGCAATCATCAAAAGCATGGCCTGCTTTAGAGCTTTTGGCATTGGATATTCACTGGGGCTTTGTCCATCAGTAAAACCCGCTGAAAAATTCACAATAACAGCGTTTGGCACTTGTTTTGTGTCTTTCCAGATAGTTGCTGGATAAATCTTTGAAGGACTACTAAAAGAATCAAAAATATATTCAGACGAACTCAAAGTTTGAGTAACGCCATTTGTATCTTTATATTGAATGTTGGTAATTGAATTAATAGGGTAAGTACCTAAATCAATTTCATTTGCGGGGAATTCATCAAGAGCCAAAGCAATGGTCGTATGCGCAAGCGTTAAACGAGTGTACTCTTCGACAGTCTCTCTAGCTGTAGAAATAATTGCCGTTACCAAATCGTCATCGGGATGACTAGGAGGCGATCCCATAGCATCAAGGCGCAAATGAAGTCGCGCTGTGGCCAAAGAAATTGGCTCAGTCGTTACAGCCGAAGTGCGCTTAGTTTTACGAATCACTTGTGTCATTTAATTTTCCCTCTGGTTTATAAACCAAAGCATCATCACCAATCCACGATTTCAAAATTTTACCGCCAACGTCTTTAGTTCCACGGAAATTTTTTGCATGGCCAACGCCAATACCGCCACGGCCAGCCATTCCCTTAATACCTAAAACTCTCTCACCGCTAAATAAGTGATTATCACTGTGAGCTTGCCACAATAAACAATCAATAAACTTAACGCTTGCCCTGCAAACAGATTTAAAAGTTTCTAGCGCTTGGCCACGAATTGCCGTTGAACAAAGACTACTGTGAAGCGTATTGTTCATTAAACGATAAGACTTTTGAGGCAAATTGTAATAACGAGCATTGGCCTCACCAATTAATTCAGCTTTTTCAAACTTTTTATTAACCGTTTCGAGCCAATCTGCGGCGTACCAATCGTCATCCTC